GTTTTAAATCTACTGTAGATAAACTTGCAAAAGCGTCATTTACCGCTGCCCCTGAGCCTGCTCCATCTAAATAAACTACCTTAACATCTCCTGGACCAATAGTTACTGTAGATCCAGAACCTTGTTTTATTATGATGTTTTGACTGCCTGATGTTCCATTCTCTATAAAATGTACTCTTTTTAATGTGTTTGGCCCTATTGTTATAGTACAAGCACTATCTAATGTGCCTGTATATTTAATATACATAGCTCTAGCTTCATCTGCAGAGCCATCTGCTACGGTTGATGCGTGTGTATCAGCATTTGTTGTGATTGCTTCTGTGCCAAAACCTAAGCCTTCTCCAACTAATTCTAAATTTGTATTTGTTGATGTCCCCCAAGTTCCAGATTCATCACCTGTTGCTATTTCTTTGAGTCTTAAATTATTTACATACGTTGCCATATTCTATCCTTTTACAAACTTGTCCAGTTTGGTGTTTGTGTAGTTGTTACCTCATTATAGTTTGGAGTTTGGCTTGTATCAACCAAAGACCAAATTAAAACAGAACCTAAGCCTGTCGTTGCTTGTAGCCCACTTACAGAGACATTTGCTTTAGCTATAGTAGAAACAGAGCCTAGTGCACTTGTCGCTGATAGTCCAGAAACCGTCACCCTTTCATTTTCATGAACAACAATAGTGCCTAAAGAGGCTGTAGCTCCTTTTTCAGTTACTGGTACATTAGCTTTACCTATAAAAGATAATGTGCCTAGAGCAGAAGTTGCTCCTTGTTCAGAAACTGGTGTATTTGCAGCGGCTGATTGCCCTGTTGTGCCGAGTGCGGATGTAGCTGATAAGCCAGATACAGAAACTTCTATATCTGCTGGCTGACCCCAAGGGCCTGATCCCCAGCTATCTCTGCCCCAACCTGTATCTATAGACATAGGGTTCTTACCCCTATGCTATCGTTATGATTGCGTTTGCTCCTGCTGTTGGAAAAACTATTGTAAAGTCTCCAGCAGTCGAAGTTTTTGAAGCACCAAAACTAATTGTTGCTACTGATTTGTCTGAGTTTGTATCGTTATAAATTAAACAACCGCTTGCAGTTATTGTTGCTGTTGAAAATGTTAAATTTGCAAAGTCTACAAAAGCTGTAGTACCTGTCGATGAAGGTGCTGCTATACCAGGTGTTAGAGCCGCGCCCCCTGCTGTATAGTTTGTTCCAGTTATTTGACCGGTTAAACTTGTAGCATATGCAGTTGTAGTCGCACCCAAAGAGGCAGTCGCACCTGCATATAAAGCAAGTTTGAATGAATTGCCACCTGATGCAAAATTATGAACTCCTTGTAAAAGTTCTTTTTTAAAACTTGTTGTTAAAGCTGATGATATTGCCATCTAAAGTCTCCTAATTATGTTTGCTAAGTTAGTTTCGCCGCCTTTTATTAATTCTTGTATGACGGTACTTTTATATGATTTTAAAGCATTATTAATATAAATCAAACAAACTTGGTAAATTGCGTCTTTGTAAGCCTCTGCTTGTTGTGCTATATGAGGTTCTTGATTTTTTGAGTAACTAACTATTTTATTTGTTAATTCTCCTGCCCAGAACTCTGGTGAGTGTCCACCATTACTAGATGTTACAACTTTTATTTCACCTAATTTAGGTTCTCCATTTTGATTCATAAACAATATTTATAGTTAAACATAATTAATATTTATTTGGTTCTGGTGGTCCTTTTTTGTGCGAGTCGTATCTATCTAATAAACCACCCTCTTTTTTTGTTTCTGGCATTTCTACCTCGCTGACTTTCTTTACATGTGGATTGCCATGACTGTCTAACCCTATAACCATAGGATCCTCCAGTCTATGATATCCATAAAGTTTATCTTCTGAGGGTATATTTGCATCTAATAAACTAGAACTTTGTGCCACATCTACTTGTATGCCTTTGTCTAAACATTTAGCCAACCAAAACTCTACGCACCCTCTACCAGCCTCTGCATATCCAGGATTAGATTTGTAGGTAAAATCCACGCCAAATAAGGATATTTTTCTAACATCATTCCAATAAGCAAAAGCAACAGCATATGCAACAGTATTGTTTAGATACCAGCTTTGTGTGTCTTGCACTACTTCTGCTACAGGATATTCGACTAGACCAGGACACCTTTCATCTAACTCACATGTGTATATAGGCCCTTTATGCTCCACTAACATTTTTCTCATGCAATCTGTTTGACCGGCAGCGTCTGTTGTGTCCAAAAATCTAGAGGCAGGATCCATCATAAACAACCTATCGTGAAATATAACGCTACCTACTGCATTTATAGCCCAAACTTCATCGAAGTTAACACCATGAGTTTTTGCAATATTGAACTCGTACCAACTATTACCTAAGCCCACTATCGCTACTGCTGAATTTTGTAAGCTTTTAATTGGTTTCTGACGCTTCATACTCACTCTCCCATTCGCGCATTTGTTTTACTATGTTTTCTAATTCTGGATCTTGATCATTTTCAATACATTTTAAAAAATAATCTTTTAATAAATTCCAGGCGTACTTACGTGGTACAAAATTTTTTTTCATAATCTCTCCTTTATTAAGTGACTTGTTTTCTCAACGCGTCAAATCTATATTCGTCTTGTCTGCTTCTAGCCTCTGCTCTATTTTTTAGTCTCTGTATTTCTTGGTTATATCTGCCCTCATAAAGTTGTAATAAGTCAGGCTCACCTTTTAAAAATGTGTATGCCTCTACCAAAGAAGCATATAGTAAGCCATTTCTAGCATTTGTTGAGAGCCATGTGCCAGTTGTGTCTGTGACTAAAGAATTAGGTTTGTAAAGATACGATAGCTCTACACTATAACTGTTGTCTGGTACAGGCGCTAAAATTAAGGTAGAGCCATTATCAGACCCTGTAGATAGTTCTTTGTCATATTGACCATAATAAAGAGGCAGTCCTCTTATGCTAGTATCTGATATGTCCTCTGCGTACTGTTGCATAAAACTTGGATGTTTTTTATCTAGATAATGATAATCGCTGTTTGAATCTATTACAGCCAAACTAAAAGGTAAAATAAAATCACTAGGACAAGTTAAAAATCTGCTACCTGCTGTTACGTTTCCAGAGACATTTTTTCTGAAAAAATCAAACTGAACTTCTTCAAACATTCTTTCTTCAGCATTTTTTATTATGTCATCTAGTGTATTTACAAAAGTAGTTTCTGTTGATTCACAAAAATTTTGAATTAATGTTTTTAATTCTGCTAAAGTCATGATGTAGTAATAGTAACACTTCCTAAACCAGAAGTCGCAGAAAAGCCGTCAAAGTTTGAGCCAATGGTATCAGTATTCGTGAATACTCGGCCAGGAGTATTTTCTTTGTCATTATCAGGACGAGGGTCATATAAAGCTTCTGCATCTGCAACATGTGTAGGTGGTTCTAATTGTGGGTGTTTTTCTTCGTAGCACTCAGGACAAGTTTTGAGGCCATTCCATTCTTTACGAAGTTCTAATAGTTTATACCGAAAACCACATCTATCGCAATGGGCTAAAGCAAATTTACCTACTGCATATGACACTAATAAACTCCTCTAGTGAAAGGTCTTATTTTAAAAGAAGCTCTATCTTCGTCTTGATCAGCAGCGCGTCTGAATTCTTCTTCATAAATCGCTTTGAGCTCAGGTGTTCTTTCAGGTGCTCTTTTAATACTAAGATAGTAAGCAAGTCCAGCAGCAAAACAAGGAAAAAACCTAAAAGGTATATCCATAGTGTTTCTAGCATTATCGGCATCATCTAATCTTGTAAGTTTTGTAAACCTGATTATATCAGTAGAATTTTCAGGTGTGGGATATAAAAATAATTTTGGGTTGTTTTGTTTATCTAAAAAAAACTGAGATGGTCTAGATTGAGTAGCTTTGTTTGGAATATTAAAATATTCAGCTCTTGAAACTCTATCTAACCTTATATCTGTAGTTTCTGTGCCTGTAGTTCTTCGCACAACAACATCCAAAACGTCTATGACATCTGTACCTAAATTATAACTTTCAGTCCCTTGTGTAACTGTTTGCGTCCCTGTATTTATAGTCCATTGGTTTAACCCTCTGTTAGCCCACTCAGCTAACATAATATTAGCAGATCTTATAGCTGATTTAAGATCATACCCAGTTCTAAGCTCTAGTCCACATCTTTCATATGCTTCTTCTATAAACTCTGTTATGTTGGGTTCAAAATTTGTGCTACCAGATACTGCCATTATTCTTCATATAAATTATCAAAGGTTATTGATGGATCTAAATAACTTTCATGCCCCTCTGCTGAATGAGTCCATTGTGACGGTTTAAAGTCTGGAGGACCTTCGCCAGTAACCCAAAGAGCTGGACTTGTTGCTCTTACTCTATTATTAGGCAAAGCAACCAAATTACCTTTCCATTCGCAATCCTCAGTTATATATAATACATGACTTTGTTTGTGTTGTGCAGAGTCATCTGCAATATCAGAATCTGTGTAATCTACAGTAAATAAATATTTAGCCTGATAAAAACCGCCGTCTATCTTAGCTAACCAAGGTGAAGAGCTTACCCTGTCCATAACTACTACTGCATGTTCTCTTGATTCACAATCCCAAGGTTGTGCAATATGATTTTGCATAGGTTTAGGAAAATCTTCCATAGGGATATCAGCTACAATACCTTGTATAGGCATCCTAGCCCACATAGCACCACCATGAACATTAGGTTCGTCATTATCTTCACAATTTGTTTCTTCCCCTGTAAAAACCACTTGGAAACTTAAAGATCTATCTGGAATTGTGTTAACGGCTATAGCTAGAGCATGTATATACTCGTCATGATATTTTTCATGATTATGTGTGAACTCTCTCCGCACCCAACACTTAAAGTGTGGAATGTTGCTAATTAAATATGACACTAACTATTTTAATCTTTGTCTTCTTCTGTTTGCATTACCTGCAATCATACCACCTTTAGACTTCTTCATGACTTTGCCACCTTTAGACTTCTTCATCATCATGCCACCTTTAGACTTCTTCATCATCATGCCACCTTTAGACTTCTTCATCATCATGCCACCTTTAGACTTCTTCATCATCATGCCACCTTTGGATTTTTTCATAACTTTTCCACCTTTAGATTTCTTCATGACTGGCATACCACGTTTTTTATTTAAAGGTTTTTCTATTTTAAATACTTTTCTCTTGGGCAGTCCTGGTCTTATAGGTTTTTTAATAGGTATAGGTTGAATACCCACAACAGGTTTCTTAACAGGTTTCCCAACAGGGTTCTTAATAGGTTTCCCAACAGGTTTCTTAACAGGTTTCCCAATTTTGGCAACTTTAGGAGCTTTTGTCCCTGGTTTTGCTTTTTTTAATTGTTTAAATTTTTTTCTCATTTTACTTAACATTTCTACCTCTAACTAATTGTTGTTACTTTTCGCTTGTCAGACATAACTTTACCACATCCTTTTGCAATAAAGCCACCTTTTTTCATTTTGACTTTGTTTTGTTTCGACATAGCTTTTTGTATAGCCATACCTCTGGCTTTTTCATATTCTGAAAACTTGCCATCTTTGTTTAAATCTGCTTTTTTACTTAATTTCACTTCGCCTCCTTTTTTAAGTTTGGTTGATACATTTATAGGTTTTCCTTTCCTGTTTGGGTTAGGGTCTTTTCTTCTTTTTCTTTGTACTATTTTTGCTCTAGCCTCTTTTGACATACCTTGTGCTTTTTTCTTTGGTAAACATCTAGGCTTTCCCTCAGCTTTTTTTCTGCCACCACAAGAGCCAATAATATTACCTTTAGAATCCATACGGACCCATTCTTCATCTAACCAACTTTGTAACTGTCCTTTGCTCACCTTAACCTATCTGACATAACAGCGCCTTGTCCTTTTATAGAAACGAGGCCACCTTTTGCTTTTTTAACTTTCTTGCCTTTTGCTTTTTTAGCATAATTTGGATCTTTACAATATTTTGACGCCGCTAAATTTGCATAAGCACTTGGGTAAACATCAAAAGTTCTTTTAGCCCATGCTTTTCCTTTCGGGCATATTTTACCTTTACTTTTTACTTTCTTAGCCATTACTTTATCTTACCATGTTTTCTTCGCACTTTGTCTTTACCTTTTTTGAAAATACTTGCTACCATATTTTTACCCATAACTTTTGCTCTTTGCTCACCTACGGTTAATATTTGTATTTTTCTAGCAAATGGTTTATTGATATTTGTTACTTTTTTTACTGTTTTTCTTGCGTCTTCTGGAGTTGCGAATTTTATAGATACAGTATCTTTAGGGTTTTCGTCTGTATATAAACGTCTACCACTACCTTTTGGTTTTTTTCCTGTTCCTACTTTTGGATCCTTTTTTTTGCTCATTTTTAATTATTTTTTTAATAGTGTTTGATTGTTTTTTATGTAGTCTAGAAGCTTTGTTTAGCTGTCGTGATACTTTTTTTAATCTTCTTATCATAATCCTTGTCCTCTGTATTTTTTGTAGCTTCTTTTCATATTTTTATTCATAGTAGAAGTTCCAAGATTATTATAACCTATTGATGTTTTTTTACCTCTTCTGCCACAAACAGGCACATGATCTCTAGCAAGACCCTTAGCTTTTCTAGGCATCTAGCATCTCCAACGTCTTCTTGCTTGTCTTAATCTTGAGTTAGGATTTTTTGCTGCTTTGGGAAACTTTTTCATTTGTCCAGCTGATCTAGCACAAAATGATTTACGTCTAGCTTTTTCTTTTTTTGTAAGATTTTTTTTCTTGGTTACGGCAGTTTTTAATTTACTGCCTGGGTTGAGTTTTCTATATGCTTTGACACCAGCCTTTGTCATGCCAGCACCTTTTTTGGTAGGCCTATAGTTTTTCTTGTTTCTTGGCGGTTGTTTGTCTGGTTTACGAGCCATTCAAACTATCCTTAACCGTATTCTTTAACTAGCTCTAAAATTATTGAATAT